AAAAGCTCTGTCAGATGATTCAGTCGTATATATTTCAGCCGACTGATTTTCGTATTGTTTGTACTCCAGGCCGAATAGTGCATTCAAACCTGGCTCTAGTTCTTTAACTAGCTGATTACGTGATATAGCCATTTTTTTCTATGCTCCTATTAAGATAGTATAGCTGAATTATAGTAGATTGATTCATTCAATCTAACAACCCAGTTACTATTTGCCGAACCTGTATCGCTGTTATCCGGGTCTTCAGATATACGGATAATTCTCCATTGGCCAGTTGTGACCTTTGAAGTCGCTGCGAATTCGCAAGCGGATTGTCCGTTAATCGTCGAACCTGCTGCATAAGTATCATTATCAACCAGACTACCTGCGTCTGTTTGAGTCCAAGTACCAGCGGTTTGCCCCACATATAATTGTTGTGGGTTATCATAACAATACGCGTCTATTGTTCCAGTCGTGATATTGACCGCGCCTGGGTAATAGTTTTTCCATGTTGGTTTAGAAGTGGTTGGATCGATATAGAAACAGCCATTAAAAACACCAAGATTCAAAGTAGATGCTGCGATTGAACCGAAAATATATCCTTTTACAGATGCAGTTCCTGCTCTATCAGTAGCACTTCCATCACCAGCAGCAACTAGGTCGCCTTGAAATATAGCGTTAGTCCAGTTGTCGTTGATTTCGTACTTTGAAGTACCTTGTGTTTCATAGCTTGATCCCATGCCGCCAATAGCTCTAAAGCCAAATGCTGCGTCTTTGTTTGCCATGTTGGTTCTCCTTGTGTGACCTGTCCCGTTAAGGACCTCCAGTCACGGTTTATATAAATTTCGTTGGTTGAATTGTTAAAAAATTAACGTTTTCTTCCACCGAAGGTTGTGCGAGTCTGTCGATCAATTTCGATCGGCATGCTCTTATGCTGTTCCTCTCGTAATCGTTGGTCTACTGCTTCAATCTGTTCAGACGATAATCTTTTAAAATAGTCTGCACGTTGTCGCGCGATTTCTTCAGGTACCCTTGTCAGCACAAGGCCTCCGTGCCCGATAATCCCTTTATACTTACCATCTGGTATTGTCGCGTAGTCATCTTCTGGATATTCGTCGGCTCTTACTAATTCATACCCGGTTCTTAAGCGTCCTTGTATGTTTTTCGTGTCGACGTACCCTAAGATTTCTACCCTGACCCATCTGTGTCTAAATCCAGTTGGCGCGTTGGGCGTATCTAAGTACGATGGTGGAGTCCAAACTTTTTTACGTAATTTTTTTTCCCTTGTTTGGCTCGCACGGGAAGTTTTATTTTCTTCTTTTTTCATATGCTATTCTCCCTCCGTGAGTCTTAGTTGTCTTGCATACTCTTCTAGTGGCACACGCAATTTTTTAGCGATTGCTACCTGTGAGGATGTGAGTTTCACAGTTTTGCGACCAGTCTTTGTACTACGCGTTGCAGAAGCAACGTTTTGTGTAGGTTTACTAGTCTGTTGTTCTACCTTACCAAATTTCTGAGGGAATTCAAGCTTTATTCTTTTATCAATTTCCTCATAGTAAGAATCTGACTTTGGATCATATCCTTCTTCTTCAGTAAGCTTCCGGTGTAGATCAAAAGCTGTGTAGGTCATGGCATTATCTTTGCCAAACCAATCATTTTTTTCCGCCCAATCCTCTGCTTTTGGATCTGGTGGCGGCGTTTGTTGAGTTGGATATTGAACTGCAGGTCCTTGTTTTCTTGCATTCTCTCTAGCAGTTTCTTCCATTTGTTGCCTGCTTTTCATTTCTGCAAGTTTAGCCTGCTCATATCCTAATTGAGAAATTGCAGTTAATGCTTCTACCTCGGCTTTTTTATCATCAGTTTCACGAGAAACCGATAATTTAGCCTGAGCTGCTGCAAGAGAAGATTTAATTCTTCCTTCCATCTCAGAAGTATATCCCTGATCTAAATCAGTTGCCTGTTTTCCCAACTCATCTCTTTGTCTCATAACACGTCTGGCATAAGAAACAGCTTCTTCTTTCTGTCTCTCTGCTTCACGCATTTTTTTAGTAAGTTTAGCGATACGTTTTTGAACGCCTTCGCTATACTCTTCCATTTCTTTCTTTTGTTCTTGTGGTTCTTCTTTTACTTCTTCTTTTTTTTCTGGTTCGCTCTCCTGAACATCAGGCTGCTTATCAGATTCCGCAGGTGTGTCAGCGGACTTATCACTGTCTTGAGTAGTTTCATCTTTGACTTCTCCTCCTTCAGCGTTTTTATCTAAATCAATTTCAGTTGCCTTTTCATCAGCATCACCGACATCAATTAATTTATCTAGTTTTTCTTCATTTACTTGTTCTGGCATAGTTTCTCCTATGGTTACATTTCATGGAATATTTCTTCGGGGTCTTCCACGGTCGCTAAAACTTCATCATCATTCAGAAGCCTAACTTCACCCCCCTCTATTTTAATTCTAGATCCGGCATATCTCGCAAAAATAACCCAACTACCTTTTTTACACCAAGGTCCTTTAGGATACCTTTCTATATCTTTATAGGCATCGGGCCCAACGGATAAAACAAGTCCACAAGTTGAGGCTACTTGGGCTCGGTCTAAAGCGTCATCAGTTATAATAATTCCACCTTTAGTTTTTTGTTTTTGCTTGAAAGGAAGAACCAATAATCGCCATCCTGTAGGAATGGGCAATTTAGCTGTTTCGGATGTTAAATCTTTCTCTACTTTTTTAGGTTCTTTATTGTATTTTTCTTGAAGGGCCGCCTTATGTTTTGGGACCACCTTTTGGTTTGATACTGATAACGGTTCCGTCACTGTCTTTTTGCTCCTTTTTTTCAAGCAGGCTGGATATTTCCTGACTCAGATACTGATATGTTCGTATCTGTCCTAACATATACTGATATTTTTCCATATTGTCAACACCCCCAGACACCATAGCTGCAACAATATCATCGTGACGCATTTTAATAATTTTTCTAATTTTATCTACAAATATAAAGTCTTCCATTATTTTTTTCTCCTTTTTGTTTTTTTAACAGATTTACTTCCGTACTTTTTTGTCCATTTTCTAGCTATCGCTGGTTCTTTCTTCCAGAGATATCTTCTTTGTTTTTCTGATTTAAATGGCATCTTTTTCCTTACTAGGAATATCATAATCTTTCAAAACAGATAATTTCTCTTCAGCAGCTGCAATTTGATGTAATAAACAATCTAATTCTTGTTGATGATTAAGATGTTCACTAACACCTACAGAATGTTCTAACAGTAATTTAATCTTAACATCCGCGGCTGCTATTTCTGCCTCATACTGTTTTTCTAATGCGTCGATTAAGACTTGTCTCATTAAGAGACTTTCTGAAGATTAATTGCATTCGGACCTTTTGGGCCCTCCTCAATTTCAAATGTCATTGCTTGACCTTCATCAAGACCGTCCATGCCTGCATTTTTTACTGCAGATATATGAACAAATACATCTTTTTCTTTATCTTCTCTTTCAATAAACCCAAATCCTTTAGCTGAGTTAAACCATTTTACTTTTCCATTCATACTCATTATGATGCTTTTCTTTCTCTTCCTATTTTTTTAAATGTTAATGCCAATGCTTTAGCGCGACCTGTACATCCTGGTTTTGTAATAGGTGTACACTTACCTTTCGTTCCTCTTTTTTTAATTGAGGCGGTAGCTTTTTGAATCCACTTGCCATCTTTAGCTTCAACCCTACCACCAGAAGCATAAATACTTCTTTTAGTCTTCATTGGAAATTTGGCTGTTGAATCAAAATATTGAGGCACTAGATTATGTATTTATCTTTCCAGATTTTTTAGCCGCCGAACCCCATTTTCCATAGGACTCATCTCGACTTGCTTTTAATTGTGTGGGAGTTCTTTTCTTTTTAATTCTCATTGCAATGGATTCATCTTTTCTATCCGTGTATCCTTGCTTCTTAGCTTTGCCACCTTTTTTCATACCACTTGAGTATGGAAATCTGACATTGCTTCTTACACCATTTTGTCTCATTATCTTTTTGCGGCTCCGCCGCCCCTTTTAGCTATACCCATGGATTTAACGTGGCCACCTTTTTTAAAACCAGCTCCACCACCAAATACTTCATCATGAGGCATCCACTCCCTTGGTGGTCTTTTTTTAATGTAGGGAGCATCTGGAATGTTCGGTGCTCTTTGGCCTAAACCAATATCGCCTTCTGTAAGTTTATCTGCTCCTAGTCTTTTTTTTCCTAATTTAGAAGCACCATAAAGTGCAGCTGCAATGGCCGCAGCTTTACCAACTTTCTTTAATCTTTTTTTCCATTTACTAGCCATAATTTTCTCCTTACTAATTGTTATTATATATAATCATTGAATGCAAGTCTATTTCTTCTTACCATTTCTAAATATTTGAGTCCCCTTTATACCAAAAATTGATGCACATACAAGGATCCAGAGATTTGTGAACCATGACGGGAGCGCTTTGAAATGTTCAAAGAAGAGATTTATCTTCTCCATCGCCGCCGGATCGTCTGACCAAACTCCCCAGGCAAGCACGATTATGGGAAGTGTGAGAATCGCTAAAACGACCTCGTCCTTATAATCTTTGTCTCGGGATTCTAAAAGTTTGCCCTGGTAAGCTTCCTCACCTCGGGCCATCTTAGACGCATGCATATGCTGCGCATCAGCCATAGCCATCTTCGTTTCCTGGCGCTTTTTGTAAATGTGACTTCCAGCGTTTAAAGCAAGCTTAATTGCACTGAACCACATACTAGAACCAAGTAGCTGTTTTGTTTTTAGATTTCAGCATGGCTCCAGTACCTTGAACCTTAACTTTTGTTCCTTTGTCTATTTTTTGTCCAGGAACAAATGCATTAGTTACAATATTAGCTCTAGGGTCTTGTCCCACATTATCAGGTGAACCTTTATACTTTTTGCCACCTTCAGGGTATCCGACTTCTTTTGTTATTTTTACCATATTTTTCTCCTTGTTTAATTGTATACTATCTTCGTGGGCCTTTCAAGATTCTTACATCTTTTTGTTTCATTCTATCTTGTTGCATCTTAGCATCTTGAGACATCATCTGTTTGGTTAAAGATGTTTCAGCTCTTAGTTCAGCCAGGTCTTCATTCTGTTCTAATTTATCATCAAACTGCTCTTGACCCATTAATTGTTTAGATTTCTCCATATTAATCTTCTGTTCTGCTTGTTCACGTTTTGCAGTGTCGTCCATTGCTCTTAAATCCAGCTCTCTTGCTTTCAATTTAGCAATTGGATCGTTTCCGAACTGACCCATGATTTTATTCTCTTCATCTTTAAATTCTTGCATCATTTCAGCAATTAAAGTCGCTTTTCTAGCTTCAACTTTCATTGAAACCTGCATTATCTGTTGTTGAAACTGCGGGTTCTGCTGCATAGCTGGATTTTGTTGCGCCTGTTGCTGCATCTGCTGTAATTGTGCCATTTCTTCTCTAAATTCGATTTCAATTTGCTCTTGAGCCATCATTGAAATGTGTTCAAAGCAGTTTTTTTCCAAAGCACCTAAAATCATCGGGTTATTTCGAGCTAAATTAGTAGAGATGAAATTTAAATGTGAAGTTATGTGCGCTTGATGGTTCTGACCTTTAAAAGCTTGAAAAGGTTTGCTACTTAAAGCCATAATATTCTCTACTGCAGGATCTAAAGGTGTTGGCTGCGGTGGAGGAGGTAAAATTTTATCAATTTCTTTCACTCCGATCGCACTATACATAGCATAAAATGCTTCATACATATTATGCATCTGCGGATTCGCTTGAGCTAGTTGTAATTCTGTTTGGGCCATAGAAATTCTTTGAGATTGAGAAAAAATATTTGGATCTGCCACTGGAACAATATCTATTTTGTCATCAAAGTCCGTAACTTTTACATTTCTTGCGGCACCAACCACATCATACGGATATTCTGGAGGAAGATAAGTTTTAAAAACGCCCGCTAACAAATTAAATTCTTGTTTAAGCGCCCCAAACACTCGTTTGTGGATCGCTGACATGACTCTGGAACCACGTTCTAAGAGAGCAATGGTCGTTCCAACAGCGGCCTGTTGGTTGCCGTCTCCGACCTGCATATCAGCGATGGCGGCAAATCTTTGTCCTGCTTGGACAACAATTCCCATCAAAGACAATAAAGTCTGTGATGGTTCTTTGAAAGGTAAAGTCATAAAAGCGTCCTTGATGTTTCCACCAGG